GGAGTTGAAATATAAGTAGCTCCTTTAAGTGTCGTAACACTAGCACTTCCTTGATTATCCCACGCAAATCCTGAATCATCATGAGGAGTAAGTGGAAATATCGGCCCCCAAGGAGCCATTACACTACCTGAATCACGATAAAGGGCAAATCCATCTGTAGGTAAATATAACTTCCCTGCCTTCTCCGCACTCTTACTTGCATCGGCACCTGTCTGTACAATATCTTGTCTCAACTGATCCAACGCCGCCACACCAAGCACATGTGTAACCACACTCCCAGCAGCATGTCCAGCAATGGTCGTACTATCCTGTCCACCAGTCCCTACCAACGTATCGTCGGTACGAGTGGTGATCTTAAATATCTCATCCTCCACTCGTACCCAGAAATCCCCCGTCGTAGGAAAGTTAGCCCCATTACCGCTATTAAGTACTAACGCCGTAGTACTCGCTGTAGCAGTCGCACTTAACGTTCCCGTCTGGAACGCAGCATTAGCAACGTATTTTAATGAAGCCATGAACCCTCTTACGTATGTGTAGTATCAATATCACCAATGTTGAATTGGAATGAATCCCCAACGTTAACAACCTTTGCAGTTGCTAATGCAGCGCCCATAAGAAAGTTACTCGCCGTTCCTGTCGGAGCATCCCACACACCTGCATAGCTAACCGTGCCCGCAGGGAGATTTGTAAACAACACCGCCGCTGAATTCTCACTAGCACTTGTGGCCGCACTAGAGAAGGTTCCAACTTGCCTTGCATATCCTGAAGTTCCAACAGCAACCTCATTAGATCCGTCATCTCCAGGGTCGGCTGTATGTAGGGAAATATAAACCGCTGCCACAGTGAAGTCTGTGTTTTTAAAAATCTTATCAATAACCTTATTATCCAAATATGTTGAATATCCCATTGTTATTCTCCTGTTGGGGGCTTAGTTAGATGTCCTTGTTTCATTGCTTCCAATGCAATCTCGTGTTCCATTTCTTCCTTACGCAACGCAAGTTGTTTTTCTTCGGCTATTTGCTGCGCTTGCTGTTGTTGATTTTGCATTGCCACTTGTTGTTCTTGTTGTCTAGCTTGTAAAGCTTGCTGCACCAAAGTCGGAATCATCGCAACCAACTCAGGGGTAACAGCCTCTCCACTAGCGGCCATCTTTCTAGCCTCAACCAACGCGGGCTCTGCCACGACGTTTTCAATATCTCGAATTGTCGGTCTAAATGCTTCAAGAACTCTACGAAGCAATTCATCTTGATTAACATAAGGCATCCAAGCCTCAGGAGATTGACCAAGGATGTTAATTAGTTGCGTCAAATTCTGCAACATTTCAATCTTGTTCAGTTGTTCAGATAACCCACTAACCTTAATTTGATAATCCCCCTGAACAATCTCCAATACCTCTTCCTTCTTCATTCCCTGAAGAGTCTTTGCACCAAGACCAAGAATATTCGCCACCCGTGGATCATTAGCAGTATCAACATATTGCAAAATCAAATCCACCGCTAATTGGATAAGCGGTTTGAGTGCTTGCGCCTCAATATCCGCAGCCATCCCGCCAAAGAAACTATCCTGATATTGACTCTTTGCTTCAATCTCAGTAGCGGTTTGTACACCACGGTATCTCGGAATGGCCTGTTGAATCTCACTAACTAATGCACCTTCTTGGTGGAACCTATCCAACGCTGCTTGAACTTGAATTGACCCTTGTGAAATATCCTCAAACTGCAACGGTGTAATCCCAGGTTGTCCAAGGAAATTTGAATTTCGCCGTAGCATCTTCCCAGGAGTAAGGCCAGTTTCCATATCCTCTGGGTTCTCATATGCATCAAGATTAACCTCAAACGTTGGAATTAACTTAAACAACAACGTATCCACACTCATATTACTGAGTCTACTAAGAGCTTTGTCAATCTCCCGCACCATCTCGATCAACCCAACACCCTCAGTTCTAAAAGGCAAACTCAATGGAGAATACCCAATATATGGACACTGTTTTTGCCATGTGGGAATACTTCCGTTCAATAACAATGTTTGTTTATTAGCTACAAATATATGAGCATACTTATTAACAATTTGACCGTTGAGTATTAGGGGACCATAAAAATCCAATAATTTTACCAGGTCTAAATCCCCATTTGGCGCAGAACTCTCCGCACGTTCGTTGAATCGTAAATATCCTTGCTTTTGTTCTTCGTTGATTTTTAGGGGTTGGATATTCTTAACTACCTCAGGATTAAAGATCCCTTGGTTAGCCATATCCATCAACTGCCATTTAGGTATTTCAATCTCCTCGATTGTACCAACCCATTTATTCAATTTACTTCCTGGCAACCACCAAAAATTATACGGATCAACAGCGCGGATTTGGAGTTTCCCCTCAATTACATCCTCCCTTACAACCTGCCGCTCAAGAGGAATACCCAATTGTTGGGCCTGTTCATCCGAGATCTCTTGTGGTCCCTGAGGTCCCTGCACTACACTTCTCACTCTCGTCCGTTGTCGAGGTTCAATTGCCCACCAGACTTTCCAAATCCCAACCCCAATAATAAATCCACACTCCAACCCCTCGGCAAAAGCATCCATGTAGTTAGCATTCTCTAAAAACACCTTTGTCAAATCACTAACTTGCGAAGCACGAGCAACGGTTACATAGTCATCTGGATTAACCGCCTCAACAGTCCAAACATCCTTAGCGGCTTTTAATAATCTCTTAATCGTACTGGTTGCTTGTTTAACACTTGACCAAGCTTTAGGAAGAACAATCTTACTTTGCCAATCTTCTTTATCACTAAAGTCATCTACCCCACGATAAATTTGCCAACACTCATTCCAGACGTTGACTTTATCTTGGCGGGATTTCTTGAGTTTATTATACCACTCCACTACATATTGAACAACTTGTGCGTCAGTTTCTTGGTTAATAACAGTAGAAAGGGAAGATCCCTCAAGGGATGTAGTTGAAGGGGTTTGTGCAACTTCTCCTTCAGCGGTTTTTTCAATTAAATCAATTGGAACAGTGTTGTCTAAATTAATCATGAGACGACCTTTATATTTGTCTCTATTGCTATTATACCATAAATCTTGGCAGTCTGCTGAAAATACTCGACTTAGTTCAACCAACGCTTAAGTACGTTAGGAGTCTTAAAATCTCTTCGAGCTAATCTTGGTCGAGAATTCATAAAATACTTACAATCATCTAAACTATGATTATTATGATCTGAGATGGCCTCTCGGTAGTTTTGGGTCTGTAACAGTCTCTCCGAGGTTGAAACATAAATAGCCCCCTCAAATTCCCGAATCTGATTTGCACAACAATCAAAAATCCTAAATGTTGGCTCATCGAGATTTTGCCAATGATGTCTCATCATGGCCACCCATGCAGGTTCATCAGTAATTCCTTGCATGAGTTTATTTACTTTATTTTCAACAAACAACGAATATATACTTGTCAATGCACCTTGTTTGGTTTGTTGATTCTTATACCAAATACTTGGGTCAGCAGCAATGTATTTAATATTATCCCAATATGGACATTCTCGCATTTTCTGTACAAACTCAGGAATATTCCTACAAGGTTCATATAACTCCCATATACTATATACCACATCATCAACAATGGTATATATATGAAAAGACGAAGGATTACGACCACCGTAGTCCAATCCACCCCAGTAAACCTGTGTAGGGGGAAACTCTGGATATGGTATATTCACTACAATTTTCAACTTCCCAGCGGTAATTTCAGGAAAAACCTTTTCCCCATATAACGCAGTATAATCAATTTCATACTCCTGAGCAAACTTCGCTGGATGCATACCAGCCGAGGCTTCGTTTTTCCATTCCTTTGTACGTTTCGCCGGATCGGCTGTGTAGTGTAATGTAACTACACAAAATTTATTCTTATCATTCTTGACAATCTTAAGGCCTCGTTGTTCGTGAAGAATTTTTGGCATTAGGGTACGAGACGTTTAATATCCATCAAGGTCCAGGTCATAGGAAAGGAGGCGTTGTTCTGTTCATCCCAAACAGGATCATCCACGTGGGCTTGACGAAGATCCTTAATTGCGTATCCTTTTCTCTCATTTGGGATACAATACATATTAAAACTACATGCGGAGTCATAGATGTTTTTACTATTTTCAAAGTAATTATCTTTATCAAACAGACTAGTTGCTACCCAATAGGGAGTATAATCAAGACCATATACATATTCAATTTTCTCCTTTGCTCCTACTCCTTTGTCGTTCTCAATAAACAACAATGGTCTTAGGCGTTTGATGGTATCCTTTGCTCCCTCCAACACATCCTGTTCCATTAATTCAACATCTGCTTGAAGTAAATCTAGCCGAGCCAAATTTAAACTATCCACAGTCACTATCGATACATCAACACCATCATTATACTTCATCCAATCTGCTCTACCTAATCCACTAAAATTATCTCCTTTATCATAATCATAACATGGTACTCGAATTGTGCCTTCTTCCTTTCCTACTGCGGCATAAAACGTCGCAATGTTTTCAATTCCATTAATTGCAATATTCGCCCGAAGAAGACTATATATAAATCCCTGTGGTTCAAACGCAAGTACCAAACCTTTTGATCCTACTCTTTGTGCCATTGGAATTGCCAATGCCCCAATATTAGCTCCTGCGTTAATTACAACATCCCCAGGATTTAATACACACGAAAGAAACTTAATCTCCACAGGAGAATATTCCCCGTAGTGTTCAAACGCCCCACCAACAAATTTATCATTCTTTGGATATAACATCCAACCCCATCTACAGGGTCTCATCACAGTTGTAAAGGCAACTTCACTAATTGGTGTCTTCATTATTAACCAACGGAATCTCATATCCGCGTTTGTTTAGCCATTTTCTAATAACAAACGGATCTGTCTTACCAAGTTTGAGAATTCGATTATGCATATACTCATATCCATGAATAATCAAACTAATCGCGTCCCCCCAACGAGGATTACCATAATCATAATCGAATTCTAATTCATAATATACACATCCTTGTTGAGTTACTATCTCATGTAACGTTGCTTGCATCGATGCAAAGGCAACTTTCTCTCTCCAACTAGCTATCGCAGTTGGACCATGTAATCGATATTTTTTTTCTTGAGAGAAGTTAGGGTTGTTTGTAAAAAAGGTTGTAATTTCTTCCTTTGATATAGCAACCCTATATCTCAGTCTATCCTGCTCAACTACTCGTGGATGATTGTGAAGATACACCCATAACATTCCTTGTCGTCGTACTCCGTAGGTAATATTAGTATATGCTTGTAGTTGAGCCCGAGTCATGTTACACTCCTAGTTTAGCTGCAATCTTCACTAGCAAATCATGGTCAGTTTGAGTAAAGCCAACCTCGATCCCCGCAACTTCATCAGCAGTATACAACAGCGGTAAATTCCCAAAGCCCGGCTTCAACACCTCATTGTCTGCCAACTCCCTCAACGGCATAGGTACAGACGGCTGATCTGCACCAGGGATATTAGTTGTAGAGAGTTCATTTCCTTTAATTGGAATATTTACCGTTGAGGCCTCAATAGGAGTTAAAAACAACTTTCGCCATTTTGGATTACTATTCGAATCAAATCC